CCTTACCCTTATTTATATCACTTAATTTAATACAAGATTACATCAAGTTTGTAACAAGACATCGTCTGTAATAAACATTAGTATTATAAGTGAGTGATCCATCACTGGATGCAGCAGTTCCTGTTGAGAAAGGATTCGATACCATTCCGTATCGTGTTTTGAATCCAATCTTTGGTTGGAAGGAATTCTCACCAACCGCACGAACCATTTGTAGTGGAACGTATGGGCAATAGAAAAGTCCGGCGTCATAAGCTGACGACCCTTTATATCCAATCACAAACCAGTTTGTGTCTTGAATTGTTGCATATGGATCAACATATACTTTATAACGACCATTAAGTGTACCAGCGAATGTTGATTGTGTGTCATCAACGCTCAAGGAATCGTTACCGGAAAGAGCAGGTGTGTAATCAAGTACACCAGCCATTTGCAATGCGGAAGCAACATCCGAAGAAGTCATAAGGATATTACCTTTTCCTCTACGTGTGTCGTGCCCGATAGCATTAGCTTCGCGCTCAATCTGGAACATCAGTCCCTTGAATTTTTCAACCATCCAACGACCGTTTGAATCAACATCCATATCGAATGTTCCGGCAGTGGCTACGTTGTTCTGGGCACCAGTTTTGGCGTTACCATAAATTGTTCGGATAACTTCGCGGTTAATTTCCGATAGAATCTCTGAACTTAAAATATTAGAAAGTTCAGTTTCAGCATCAAGACCATGAATTGCTTTTAAGTCTTGGGCCAATTCCATTGTATACTCACCTTTAAGTGCACGTGTTTTCGCTGTAACAGTTACCTTATCGATTGAAAAGGCCATTTCAGCAAAAGCATTCGCAGCACTATCGCCCATTGCTTCCCCTGAAGTCGTAGTCATTCCACGACCTGGGAGATATGCAAGTGAACTAGTTGAGGCAGCCGCAGGGTTACCATTAGAAGTGTGTGCAGATGTTGCACCGGCTTTTAGGCCAGATGCACCAGAATCAGATTCACTGAAAAGTGCTTCTGTACCGGTCTGAGTTGCATAACGGGACTTCATGGCGAAAATTAAGCCAGTAGGACCTGTCATAGGTTGAACACCGCAAACATCGTATGCGATTAAGAGAGGCATACTTCTGCGAACTAAGGAAATAAGTACAGGGTCATAACCCTTGATATTTCCAGCTGTTGTACCCATTCCGGCACCAACTGCGTTCGTAGGAGAGCTCTCAAATAAAAGTGAAGATCCACCTTCTTCCTGGATCGACTTCTCTTCATTCTCCAACAAAACAGCTGTAACAGCTTTCCTGTAAGAGTCTTTGATAGCCGGTAGATCAGGATGGTCAAGTACAGGACCCCACTTCTCTTGTAAATTTTCTGACAAAAACATCGTTATCTCCTGAATGTTTTATTATAAAATATTAAAGTTGTTGTTATTATCTAACGTGTCGTTTAATTGCCGACATGTATTTATCCATACCTTCAGAAATTACTTCAGGAACGGTCTCATCATCACTTGATGTTTCTACGTCTTCGATACTTGCTGACTTATCTTCTGTTGGAAAATAATTTTCCTTCAGTACTTCAACCTTATTTTCAAAGTCTTCGGCGTTATCAGCTTCTACATGTTCGGCCAATTCTGCTACTTTTTCTTTTTGGGTTTCAGTTAAGTCTTTTGTAATAGTACCTAAGACTTTATCTTTTTTAAATTTTGTCAGTTCTGTTTGAACTTCTATGTTCTTTTGGATCTGATCGTTAAGTTGCTCTTCCAATCCTTCTACTTTTGTGAACAGATCGTCAACAACATCAACTTTCTCTTCTGGGATTGTAATATAGTGTTCTGTAAACAGATCTTTAAGACCAACTAAGAATCCTTCAGTCAATTCTGTGCGGATTCCCTTTTCAATGGCAAGTTTATTTTCCTTGACCCATTCTTCAGAAACGTAGTTAAGATAGCTGTCTACCTTATTAACAATTTCTTCTTTGTATTCGTCGATCTCTTCCGCAAGTTGAGTTTGCATATTTGCTTCAAGCTCTTGCTCGCGCTCAATTACTACTTGATTAACCTTAGCTTGGACTGCAGCTTCAAAAATAGTACTTGCCTTTGCTTTGAAAGTATCTGAAAGTTCTTCACCTTCAGTCAATGCATCGATATCATCTTGAACATCAAGAGGTTTAGTATCAGATTCTTCATCTGATTGCTCTTGTATGCTTAGGGAACCAAGAATAGATTCGAAATTTTGGGCAATCTGATCTTTTTTCAATTTGCCTAATTTTTCATAAACAGCTGCCATCATTCCGGCTTTTGTTCTAGGCGTAAGATCTTCTTTTACCTTATCCATTTTCTCAGCATTATTAGAGTTACTAGCTTTACCCTTAACTGGGTTACCCATAGCTGTTCCAGATCCTTTTACTTGACTTGGATCAGGACTTTCTTTACCGTGGTCGCCATCTACTTTTTCAGCAGATTCGCCCTTGCCAGCTTTTGGTTTATTGTCAGCCTCTTGTACCTTTTTGCGTGCTTCCTGAACAAGACCTATCTCTTCCAATAACTCATCCGTCTCTTGGGAAGATAAGCCTTCTTCTACGCATCGTGTTTTAATTTGTTCAACGAGCTCTTCCCTTGCCTCGCCATCTAATTCCAATGCTTGTTGAGCTAAAGTTTCTAGTTCATTCACACTATTGGCAAGAGACTGCTGTTTTTGGACAGTTCCTTGTTCAGACATTTACAATCTCCTATGTATATTAGTATTACTATATATATTTATAAGATTAAAGTTTTGATAAAAACTTTTCAAAGGAGTCAACGTAAATAGAATCGTCCCTGGTTATTTTAGCAAATTCTTTAACAATATCGTTTTTGATTTCTTGAACTTCAGCTTCTTTTAGAAGACCATTTTCCCAAATCCATTCCTTACCTTCCATTATGCCTTCTACGAAAGCCATGGGGGCGGATGGATCTGCAACAATATCTCCTGCTGTAGCAAGATGAAAATCATTTTGTACTACTTGAGCACCACCTGCAGTTTTCAGAGAACCCATTCCTCTGGAACTTACACCTAATTTCGCACCTTCGTCAATTAGGTTTTTAACAATTTTTCCGTAAGGAGTTTCCATAATTTTCGCTTTGCCCGTAAAATTGGGGCCATCTTGTTTTAACTCTTTAATCATGTGTGAAACTCTTTCCAGATTAATTGTCGGGCCATCTGAATGACCTAGCTCGCCGAATGCCCTATTTGTTTTAATGTATTGGTTACTATAGCGATCTA